TGAAGAACTGAAAGAAGACTTTGCATCTAAAATCGATGACTACCTAAATTACATGGTAGAAGAATGGATGAAAGAAAATGAACTAGCAATCGAGTCCGGTCTACGTGCTGAAATCGTAGAAGATTTTATTGGTGGTCTAAAGAATCTATTCGCTGAACACTACATTGACATTCCAGAAGAAAAAGTGGATGTTGTTCAAGAAATGGCTGACAAAGTTGAAGAACTAGAAGCTAAATTGAACGAAGAAATTTCACGTTCTATTGAATTTAAAAAAGAAATCAATGAACATAAAAAAGTACAGGCCGTGCAAGCAGTTTGCGAAGGCCTAACGCAGACTCAGGTAGAAAAACTTAAGTCACTCGCAGAGAGTGTTGAGTTCACAACTGAGGAAGATTTCACCGAAAAAGTTAGTACATTGAAAGAAGCATATACTCCTTCCAATATTAAGACTGGTGAAAAATCTGCCCTAGAAGAAGGCGTAGAAGTGCCAGAAGATAAGCCATCGAAGGTTTCTTATGATCCTCTAATCAACGCCGCTGTTAATTCAATCTCAAAATCTGTGGTTAAATAAATATACCACATTTAATTTTTAAAAATAGGAGTTACTTAAATGTTACTATCTGAAGAACTAAAACAAAAATGGCAACCAATTCTGGAGCACCCAGAATTAGAAGCTATTAAGGATCCATACAAGAAGGCTGTTACAGCCATGGTCCTTGAAAATCAATCTCAAGCTATGGCATCCGACCGTGCTCAAATGGGCCTAATTAACGAAACTACTTCCAGCGGCCCATCTATGGCTACTGGTTCTGGTATTCAGAATTTTGATCCAATCTTGATCTCTTTGGTTCGCCGTGCATTGCCTAACCTGATTGCGTATGATGTTGCTGGCGTTCAGCCAATGACAGGTCCAACAGGCTTGATCTTTGCAATGCGTGCCAAATACGGTGAAAACAACAAAGCATCTGGTGTAGAAGCATTCTTCAACGAAGCCAACACCCAGTTCTCTGGTCTTAGTTCTAACACCAACCGTTTCGGTTTTGCTAACAACACCACTGGTGACACAATCACCAACCCAGTTGGTAACGGTTTCACTACAGCTAACACATTCACAACCGGTATCGGCATGCCTACGGCTACTGCTGAATACTTGGGTTCAGAAGCAAACACACAGTTTGGTCAAATGGCCTTCTCTATCGAGAAAGTTACTGTGACTGCACAAAGCCGTGCATTGAAAGCTGAATACTCACTAGAACTTGCACAAGACTTGAAAGCAATCCACGGTCTTGACGCTGAAACAGAATTGTCTAACATTCTGTCTACAGAAATTCTAGCTGAAATCAACCGTGAAGTTATCCGTACAATCTACACTGTTGCTAAAAACGGTGCTCAGTTTGGTACAACAACTGCTGGTACATTCGACCTTGACACTGACTCTAACGGTCGTTGGTCTGTTGAACGGTTCAAAGGCTTGATTTTCCAAGTTGAACGTGACGCTAACGTTATTGCCAAAGAAACTCGTAGAGGTAAGGGCAACGTGATGATCGTATCATCTGACGTTGCATCCGCTATGGCTATGGCTGGTGTTCTACAGTACACTCCTGCATTGTCTACTGACTTGCAAGTTGATGACACTGGCAACACATTCGCTGGTTTGCTCCACGGTCGTATCAAGGTCTATATCGACCCATACTTCGGTGGTTACACATCTAACCAAGAATTGGTAACAATCGGTTATAAGGGTTCTTCTCCTTATGACGCTGGTCTATTCTACTGCCCATACGTTCCGCTACAAATGGTTCGTGCAGTTGACCAGTACACATTCCAACCAAAGATTGGTTTCAAGACACGTTACGGCATGGTTGCAAATCCGTTTGCTGCTGGTACAGACGCTGATCTAGGTCAGTTGTACTCTAAGCGTAATACGTACTACCGTATTTTCAGAGTCGCCAACCTAATGTGATTACGGTTACGGAAAAAAGCCAACGAAGATTGGCATTTCAAAGAGGAGCAGAAATGCTCCTCTTTTTTTTGGTTCCTAAATACTAAGATCATTAAGGAGATAATATGAGTGGAGCTATCATAACTACACCAAGTACAACAAATTTATTGCAACCCACAAAATATGTGGTCACGTTCCCGGAAATATCTCAGACCATGTATTTTTGCCAAAAAGCCAACATACCTGGTGTCACTTTAGGCATGGCTGTACAACAAACACCGAACATAGATTTGTTTCACTCCGGTACAAAGCTAGAATACAATACGTTTGATATCACGTTTATGGTAAATGAAGACCTCTCTGCATGGACAAATATTTACAAATGGATGGATGATCTATCAAACGTCAATAGTAGTTATACAAAAAGAAAACAAAATACGAAGCAAGCTATATTTACCGTAATGTCGAATCAAAACAATCCAAAATTTAGAATCAAACTGAATAACATTTTTCCAACCTCTCTTAGTGACTTAGAATTCGATACCACTTTGTCGGCAGAAGACCACATGGTTGCAACAGCAACTTTTAAATATGATTGGTTTGACTTGGAAAAAATATCGTGATATAATGTAATTTTGCAATGGAGATTATGATGAGCAAACTTGAAGAAATTTTGAAAGAGTGGGAAAAAGATTCTGTGATTGATTCCACGGAACCAGGAAAAGAACTGCTAAAAATACCCACACTACATAATAAGTATCTAAAGATTCTTGTGAATCACAGACTTGCTATGAAACGTGTGAACTTTGATTATTCACGTATGCGTAAAGTCAAAGAAGAATACTATAATGGTTCTCTTTCACAGGAAGAACTAGAAGAATATGGTTGGGAACCTTTTCTGTTAAATGTAAAGACGAAACAGGGAATTGAGAAGTACATTGAATCTGACGCAGAACTTATTCGTTTGTTAGAAAAGAAAATGTATCACGATGAAGCAATTGCCGTGTGTGAATCTATTCTACAAGAACTTAGAAGCAGAACTTTCCAGCTAAAAGATTATATTGCATGGGAAAGATTCATCGGTGGAAACTAAAATAATTGTATCAAAAAGAAACGAATCATATGTAAAAATAAAATGTGAACGGTCTACTGCACAAGAACTTTCAGACTACTTCACATTTTATGTACCTGGTCACCAATTCACTCCAGCATTCAGAAACAAAATCTGGGATGGTAAAATAAGGTTATTTGATTTACGCACCTTTGAACTGTATCATGGATTGCTTCCGTACATAGAAGCATTTTGCTCAGAGCGAGAATACACTTTAGAGTATGGTGATCCTAGACCAGACTTGACTGATGACTACCCCGTATATCATGCCGATAAGTTCATTGCTGGTCTCTCCTTGCAGTCGAGAAATAAAGACATTGAAGTGAGAGACTATCAGAAGAATGCATATGTACATGCCATGAGAAAACAAAGATGTTTGTTGTTATCACCAACGGCATCAGGTAAGTCTCTCATCATATATCTCATCATACGTCAATTGCTGGACTATAAGTGTAGTAAAGGTCTTATCATTGTTCCAACAACATCATTGGTGGAGCAGTTACATGCAGACTTCACAGACTATTCTACTGTGAATGGCTGGGACGTGGCAACCAGCGTCCATCGTATTTACCAAGGAAAAGATAAGAGTACCGATGCTCCGTTGACAATATCAACTTGGCAGTCGATCTACACACAATCTAAAGAATACTTTGAGCAGTTCGATTTTGTTATTGGTGATGAAGCACATTTGTTTAAAGCACAATCACTCACAGGTATCTTGTCTCAGTGCAAAAATGCGAAATACAGGATTGGGCTCACAGGTACACTTGATGGAACAAAAACACACAAGTTGGTGTTAGAAGGTCTTTTTGGTAAAGTTGAAAAGGTAACAACGACCAAAGAACTGATGGACAACAAACAACTAGCAGACTTTATGATAAAGTGTTTGGTACTAAAGCATGATGATGAAATCTGTAAATTGATGAAAGATAAAACCTATCAAGAAGAAATTGAATATTTAATTCTAAATGAAAATAGAAATAAATTTATTAAAAATCTTGCGGTATCTTTGAATGGAAACTCTCTAATTCTTTACCAATATGTTGACAAACATGGTAAAATATTGTATGATATGATAACTAAGACCGAAAACATCGGTACTAGGAAGGTCTTCTTTGTTTATGGTAAAACCGACACTGAAGCACGTGAAGAAGTAAGACGTATAACGGAAGATGAAAATGGCGCTATTATTGTGGCTAGTTATGGTACCTTTAGCACTGGAATTAATATTAGGAATCTCCATAATATTATATTCGCATCTCCATCCAAATCAAGAGTTCGAAATCTCCAATCTATTGGACGCGGTTTACGAATCAGTGACAGTAAGACTGAAGCCGTTCTTTACGATATAGCGGATGATTTGAGATACAAAAACTATATGAATTTCACGTTGAAACATTTCGTGGAAAGAACCAAAATTTACAATGAGGAAAAATTTAGTTATAAACTATATAAAATTAAACTTCTCAAAAAAGTTTAATATATAAATATAATTAAAGGAGTACTATTATGAATATAAAAACAAGAAGTCAAGCAATCTCAGATGGTGACAAGGTTTATTTTACAGGGAAACCATGTAAGCATGGCCACCTTTCACCGAGACTTGTTATGGGAGCATGTCTGGAATGCAAAAAAACAATAGATAAAAATTACAAAAACAAAAATAAAGAACACATTAAAGAATATCATAAAAATTATTCTAAAAAAAATTATTCAACTGAAAAAAGAAGAAAAACATATATTGAAAATGTCGAGTCAGAATTATTTCATCATGCTAAAAATAGAGCTAAACAAAAAAATATGGAATTTAATATAAAAAAAGAAGATATTATTATACCTGAAAAGTGTGTTGTGTTTGGTACACCTATAAATTTTGAAAACAAAAACAACGTGCCGACACTAGACAGAATTGATTCCAACAAAGGATACATAAAAGAAAATATACAAGTTATAAGTTTTAAAGCCAACAGATTAAAAAATAATGCTACTATTGATGAGTTAAAATGCATTATAAAATATATGGAATCTATAAGATAGGATTAAAAAATGGAAGCAATAAAAATACTACGTCTTAAATCAGGTGAAGATATTATAGCATATCTCGAACAGGTGGATAAATTAAACTTCATTGTTAGAGAACCTATGGTAGTTCTACTTAAGAGTGATGTAAGATCGGGTAAACAAATTATTATGATGAATCATTGGCTACCTGCACCACTCATACAAAACAATGAGGCATTTATTACGGAGAGTGAGATTGTTACTATTTTGGAACCCACATCTGAATTTTCTGAATACTTTGAGGGTGCTGTGGATTCTATCCACAAAGCTAAGTCGGTGGAGGAAGATTCATCCGAAATGAATGAAGAAGAAATGAGTAAAGATTTGATGACTATGATGCTGGACTCTGTTGGTCCAGATATATCCGTAGTTCATTAATTAACATGCAGAGGCTACATTCTGGAGTGTAGACCTTTGTCAAGTGGAAGTCAAGCAATTTAAAGGTACATATATCATGGAACAAGAAACAATACCAATGCCGGTTGCAAAACCAAAAAGGCATTACATCAACAACGCAGATTTTTGCCAAGCACTCTTGCAATACCAAGCGGCTGTAGCTGAGGCAAAAAAGACTGGTGCACCGAAACCAAAAATTCCCAACTACATTGGCGAATGCTTTATGAAGATTGCTGAAGGTCTGTCACACAAACCAAACTTTATTAACTATTCATACCGAGATGAGATGGTCGGTGACGGAATTGAAAACTGTCTTATGTACTTTGAAAACTTTGACGTTTCTAAGTCGAGCAATCCCTTTGCATACTTCACACAAATTATTTACTTTGCATTCTTACGTAGAATACAAAAAGAAAAGAAACAACTCTATGTAAAGTACAAAGCAACAGAACAGTTTGGTATCTTCAATGAATCTGAACTGATGGGTTACGATGATACTCCAGCTAAGCCTTTTGAACTATACGAAAACATTTCCGACTTCATTGAAACATTTGAAGAAACCAAGAAAAAGAAAAAGGAAATAAAGAAGAACAAAGGTATTGAGAAGTTTTTGGAAGAATAATATGAAAATCGGTTTTACATGTTCATGCTTTGATTTATTCCATGCTGGTCACGTATTGATGCTTGAAGAAGCAAAACAACACTGTGATTACCTGATTGTTGGTCTTCAGACCGATCCAACAATAGATAGACCGGAGAAAAATAAACCGGTACAAACAGTTTACGAACGGTATGTGCAACTCAAAGGTTGCAAGTACGTTGATGAAATTATACCGTATTCCACTGAAGAAGACTTGTTGAACCTATTGACAACAGTGAACTATCATGTTAGAATACTTGGCGAGGAGTATAGGATTAAACCTTTTACTGGCAAACATCTAGACAAGGAGTTTTATTACAACTCCCGACCACATACGTATAGCAGTACCGAATTGAGGAAACGAATTGAGAGTCGCAATAATAACTGACCAACACTTTGGCGCAAGAAATGATTCACTACACTTTCTGGATTTTTATGAAAAATTTTATGATGAAACATTTTTTCCTACTATTGATTC